TACTGGAAGTGCTGCTCAATTAATACCTTCCTTTGCTAATCCGCAGACACCTATATTCAAAGATGCCTTCTCGACAGGTGATTATGTTCTAGTCACAAAGGGCAGTAGCATTTTCCTTTCAACAGTAAGTAGTGTACAGTATGACTATCAGATAGCTGCTACTACTGATTCGCTGTTTACTGCATCTGATTGTGATATATCTGCACTTATTCTGCAGGCATCTGGCAAAGTTACATCTATAAGTACAGGACAGATTACTCTATCAAATGTTGCAGGTGTATTTACTGAAAGTTCAAGAGTTATTGGTTTATCATCAAATGCTACAAGTATTATTGAAACATCTGGCATTCAGGTGAATGATAAATCTGCTCTTGGATTTGCGACTGCTACGCAACTTACCAGACTAGTAGGAAACTTCCCAACTGGCGGCACAAGTTTCATTGACGATGAAGTAGTTAAACAAACTGGTCTTGTCTCCTACGCTGAGGCACGTGGTGCATTCCATCATATTGAACTGATCGGCGGTTCAAACGATGATACAATGTATATTAGTAATAAGTTCAGCACATATAATTTAGATCCGAGTGGTGTAAGACCGATTACCGGTTTGACTTCTGGTGCTGTCCTCCAGAATCTAACTGATAAATATCCTGGAGACTTTGTTGTTGGAAGCGGTCAAGTACTCTATATTGAAAATCTAGATGCTATTACTCGTGCCGACAACAAATCAGAAATTATAAAAATAATCTTGGAGTTTTAATTAAATGGCTCTGCAAACAGACCTAAATGTATTTCCATACTACGACGATTACGATCCGGCAAAGAATTTCTATCGTATTCTTTTCAAGCCAGGTGTGGCAGTACAGGCTCGCGAGCTAAATCAACTTCAAACAATCTTGCAGAACCAAGTTGAGAAGTTTGGTGATAATATCTTCAAGCGCGGTACGATTATTGAAGGTTGTAATATTGTCCGTCACTCAGTTCTTCCTTATGTAAAGGTCAAGGACACTGAAACAGACGGAACTCAGATTTCTGTTACAGCATACGAAGGTATGTCGGTTCGTAATAGCGCAAATCTTACAGGTTATATTGTCAAGACAGTAGCAGGGTTTGAGTCACGCTCTCCTGATCTTAATACACTTTATGTTAAGTATAACTCTTCGGGTTCTAATTCGAATACGGCATCATACGCGGCTGGTGAAAATCTCACAGTATTCAGTCAACAGTATCCTATATTTAAGACACTTGTAAACAATGGTTCATCGTTAATCAGTAATAATGATGGTGTTGTCATTGTTTCTGCACTCGCTGTACAGAACACAACTGGCGGTACTACATTCCCATTAAATGCATGGGTTTCCGGCCAGATCATTCAGAACGGTGTTGCAAATCTAACAATTATTTCAACAGATGCAGTCACAAATACTCAAGTTCTTATCCTTAAGGTCAAGCCACTTGCTACAGATCTTCTAACTGCAAATACAATTAAATGGCGTGTATCTGGCGGTGATAGTGTTAAGAATGCAACGACAGCCAATATCGCAAGTGTTGTAGCTGTTATTGGTAGCGGTGCAACCGGATCTCTAGTAACTGACGGTCTCGGTAAAGTAACATCCATCTCAGTTACAGGTGGCGGAACAGGTTACTACGTGACTCCACACGTAACAGTAATGAAACAAACAACATCTTCTCTCACTGATGTTCAAATTGGTGTTTTGGATGTTACGGCTCTTAACTACATGGCAACAATCTCGGTTGCCAATTCGATGCTCATACCAGTCGGTACAGGATATGGTGTCACCGTTGATGAAGGTACTATCTATCAGAAGGGATTCTTCTCAAGAGTATCTCCACAACTAGTAGTCGTAAACAAGTATTCGAATACAGACTTCAACAAGTCGGTTGGGTTCTATACAGCTGAAGATATTATTGACAGCAATGAAGATACGTCTCTACTTGATAATGCAACTGGTACATATAACTATGCAGCTCCAGGTGCAGATCGTCTTAAACTAACTCCTGAACTTATTGTTCTTGACAAAGATGTTGCAGATGCCAACACCGACTTCCTGCCAATTATCGAGTTTGCAGATGGCCGCCCTTACAAGCAGAATCAAAGCACGGTATATAATGTCATCGGCGATGAGATGGCCAAGAGAACATATGAAGAATCTGGTAACTATGTACTAGATCAGTTCATTGTCTCGACAAGAGATTCTACGACATTCTCTCAGACAGCAACAGCATTCAAGATCAATATTGATCCGGGTAAAGCATATATCAATGGATATCGTGTAGAGACAGATCAATACCGTGCAAACGTAGCTAAGGGTATTGCCACGGCTACAAACACAAATGCTAGAATCCGCCTTGGTTATGGCAACTACGTTCGTGTAAAAGAAGTCGGTGGTAACTTTGCATTCAACATCGGCGGTCTGATTGAACTCCACTCGTCCGCGGTAACATACATCACATCATCTGCAGGTAATACAATTACATCGCCTGCTACTAAGATTGGTGAAGCCCGCATGCGCTCATTGGCTTTAGAGTCAGGCGAACCCGGCACAGCCAACGCTGTGTACAGACTGTATCTGTTTGATGTAGTAATGAATAGCGGTCAAAACTTTGGGACAGTCCGTTCAGTATTTTATGATGGAACTAATGGCGGTATTGCTGATGTAGTACTAAGCGATGCAGGCACTGCAATCCTTGAAGATTCATCAGGCAGTTCACTACTATATAATTCAGTTCCTGCTATGAAAGCTGTTTCAAATATTTCATATACGTATAGAACAACAAATGAAGCAGAAATTGCCAATACTTCTGGTTATATCACATTAGACCTTGGGTCAAATATTATTTTCCCATATACTGGTGTACTAAGTACATCGGCTGAAAGAGACCTTCTTGTCGTTCCAAAAGAAAATTATCAATCTTCTGCGCCAATAACAGGTACTATCTCCATTGGTGCTGGTACTACAGCAAATACGATTGTTGCAGCAACTGGTGCAAATCTTTATGCTACATTTACTGCTGGAGACTTTGTACGATTCGCCAACTCGATCAATGGAACAGTTGTAATTAAGCAGGTTGCGCAGGTAACAAGCAATACCACATTGGTTCTTACATCAGGTGCAGGTCAGACATACACAGGGGGTAGTGCTACATTGTACTTCCCTAAGAATGTACCTATCTCGCTGACTGGCAAAGCAACACGGTGGGCAAACGTAAGCACATCAAATAGCCAAGTAATGACAGTATATCTTGGTAGCAATATTTCTAACACCGGCAACTCGTCTTCCTCTGCTAACGTTATGGTTACATATAATGCTACAAGAACCGGGGTGTCTTCTGAAGTTAAGTCAGCAACGCGTTTTGTTTATACACGCCTTGTCTGTTCAAATAACGCCGGCAGTGTTCGCGGTCCATGGGTATTAGGATTATCAGATGGGTTCCGTCTGAGAAAAGTATATCAGGCAAATGGTGCATCTGTAGCCAAGACATTCAATGCTAATACTGGGGTTGTTAGTTCATTCGTTAGTCTTCCTAATAATGTATTTGCCAACGGCGACTCGGTAGTCTATTCAAATACTGGTATGACATCAGGTATCACCGGTCTTACCAATGGTACTACATACTATGCAGTGTATGCCAATACTCTCGGTACGGCTTTGGCCTCTACACGTGGAGGTGCAAATCTAGCACTTACTGCATCGGCTACATCAGAGAATCACACACTTACCGGACAGCCAATATTCTTTAATGGTAACACATATGGTGTGGCAGATGTTACTAATGATTTTTATCTTGACACCAATCAGAAGGAAGACTATCTAGATACATCGTATCTATACAGAAAGCCACGTGCAACTACACTTGGATCCAACGATGTTCTTCTAGTACAGTATGACGTATTTACTGGCGGTTCAGCAAGTGTGAAGACAATTACTTCATATAGTGTCACAGATACTTTAGATTTTGCTGCACTTTCAGCACAGGCGAATGTGCACACTATGGAGATCCCAGAGATTCTTGGTACGAGTGGAACATACTATGATCTTCGCGATCAGTATGACTTCCGCCCACGTTCAGCAAATACTATTGCTCTGATTACAGATATTTCAACTGTACCTGCAGGAGCCAATGCGCTTTCTATCATCAATCCATCAGAACCAACTTCTGCAGCAAGATTTGATAGTTCTGAAAAGTATTTCCCAGCACCTGATACAGATCTAAGTGCAAGTATCGAATACTACCTTGGTCGTTCTGATCGTGTTGTTGTTGATAGTACTGGTGAGTTTATTGTGCGTACAGGTAAGAATGGATTCATTAATGATATCCCACCTGAACCCAAGAACAGTCTGACTCTACAGATCCTCAATATTCCGGCATATCCTTCATTGTCACAGGCAATGTCCAATGACATGGCAAAAATCATTGATACTAAGGTTGCCAATGAAGTATATGGCAAGAGAATTAAAACCTATACTGTGACATCACAGATTGGTATTCAGGATCGTGCACGTATCCAGGTCAAGGGATACAAGATGACAGATATTGCTTCTCTTGAAAAGAGAATCAAAGATCTTGAATACTACGTATCATTTACGTTGGCTGAAGCACTTGCAAAGGCTCGTTACATCCCATCGTCTGCCGATTCGTTGATCGACCGCTTCCGCTTTGGTTTCTTCGTTGATCCATTCACTGATTACAACTATGCCGATGTTGGTAACCCTGAGTTCTATGTAACTATTAGAGATGACCAACTTGGACCACGTCTGACTGAGTTGAATCTTGAATTCCGCCCAGATGACGGGTCGACTGGTGTAGTAACACTTCCATATAATGAATTCACTATTGTTAGCCAGAATGATGCAACCGATGGTTCTGTTGAAGGTCCAATAACGGTAACAACAGTCAACCAAACAACGGCTACTGCAATTCAATCACAGCGCAGTACATCGAACAGTGACAGCGGTCTGGTATACGAAGATTTCTACTATACTCTGAGCACACTAACCGGTCCAGTGGAATTCTATATCAATGGTCGTGATAACAATCTAGCTGTTGAAGTGTTCCAAGCACAAACATCTGGTGGAACGTTTACTACAACGTATACATCAGCAGCTGCGCTTCCAATAACAACTACAGACATTACCTCGAAGGGTCTATCTGTTCTTAATGATGGAAGAAAGATTGAGCACCCAGATACAATTGAACGCAAGTCAAATGGTCCAGTGGGCGGATTCATTGAAGATCAGTTCAAACTCCTGTGGATACACAATCCAAATGATGGTGTGTACTACAAGATCCGTGTTTATAAGGGCAAGAAGAGTGGTGGATTCCTGCAAAGTGCCAAGGCTGGTACATTCGGGTACAAGTTATACTATCCATCAGATGTCGTGAGCACACAGACAAAAATCGTACCAAATCCTGCCAACTTCGGATACACTGGCATCGTTCACCAGATTATGCCGGCCGACTTTACAATTATGCTTTCTAAGCAGTATTCATATATGCTTTATGGATCGTTTGATCTTGGTGAGTTTGTATCAGATGCGCAGAAGTTTAGCATCTCAATCACCGGTCTGAAGCCGAATACATATCATAAGTTTGTGTTTGATGGTGAAGATAAGACAACAAAGTGTTCGCAGTCAAGAACCTCAACAACGAATACATCAGGACTGCTTGTTGATGCCAACGGGACTCTTAACTTTGATTTCTACTACGATGCTGGAATCGATGAAGCTACCAGTGATCTACAACAGAGAAATAAACTTGCGGCGGCAACCGCTGGCACAAAGATCTTCAGTGTAGAATCATATGATGGAAACTCCAAATCTTCAGGATCTATCGGTCTTAAGTATTATACAAATATACCGTTTGACTACAATAATGCATCCGGTCTAAATACAACACAGACTGCTACTATGTCATCTACGTCGACTGACAGACCATCGTCATCTCAAACTGATATGTATACTGCTCAAGCCGTTAATGATGCAATTGACAAAAAGAATGTGAGAATTGTCAATTACAGAAACATTAACGGCGATGAACAGGAAGTTTGATTTAAATGAACATAAATAAACAAAAGATTACGAGGAATTGATGTCGAATTTTGACTACATCCAAACGTTTTACGTAAATCCTGATACAGTTGCAAATGTAGCTGAAATCATGCTGACATCTATAGATCTGTTCTTTAAAGCTAAACCGCTAGAGAATGCAAATGTCAGTGGTACTGCAAAGCCAGGAATTAATGTCTGGATCTGTGAAGTAGAAAATGGCGATCCAAATCCAAATCTGACACTCTTGCATTCTACAAGAGCTATTGATTATGATTCGGTCAATCTTAGTAACGATGCACAGACTCCAACCGTAGTTGGATTTAATAATCCTGTTCTCCTTAAGACAGGTCGTTATTATGGAATTGTTGTAAAGTACAATGATCCTGCATATGATATCTGGACAAATGTCCAAGGCGACCGTATCATTGGTGCAGGTGGTGTTACTAACGTTGCATCGCCAGGTTCGCAATCAAGATTTGATGGTTTCCTTTATAAGGCAACAAACTTCAATACCTATGACAAGTTCAGCAATAAAGATCTTAAGTTCAAGGTCAGAGTAGCACAGTTTATCTCTAACAATGTAACCATTCCATTGGTTAATAAAGAGTATGAATTTTTTACGATTGATAACACAGTATCAGGAACATTCACAGGTGGTGAATGGGTATATCAAAACATTGCTAATGCCACAGGTACTGTAACATTCACATCATCTAGTAATACTATTGTTGGATCAGCCACATCATTTACGAGTTATGCTATTGATGATAAGATTGTATTAGCTAATAGTAGCAGAGATATTCTGACTATTACTAATATTACCAATGCTACATCGATGACAGTTGACAAATATCCAAGTTTCAGTGCTGTGGGCATCGGCTTCAAGGTCCCGCCGGTTGGCGTTGTTTACTTTACTGACTACAGCAAAAACAAAGTAATCCTATCAGACTCAAATGCAAATAGCAGTGTCAAGTTTGTTGCTGGTACACGTATCATTGGTGTAAGATCTGGTTCGTCTGCAAATGTTGTGTCGATCGATAGATTCCAAGTAGATAACTTCAAGCCAACCTTCTTGGTTGGTAATCCTACTACTTCTAACTACACAATGACATATAACGTTGCTAACTCATCTAATGCGATGCCAACAACATCGACTAATCTAGAGTTGCTACAGTTTAACAATTCTCCACGTGAGTCGTATATTCTTTCAAGATCGTTAGAGGTTGATAACACCACTATCTACGGTACGAATAGAAAGTCTGCTGTAGCCAATATTACATTCAATGTATCAGTATCTGAAGCAAATCGATTCTCAGTACCTTATATTAACTCTGGTGAACTTGATTTCTTCTTCTATCAGAATGATATCAATAACACGTATACGAGTACTCGCGGAACAATTACTAACTATGATACAGAAGTTGATCGCAATGGACTTGCCAAGTCAAAGTATGTCTCCAAGAAGATCTCATTCGGCGAAGGTAAGTATGCTGAGGATGTCGTAGTATATCTGGCAGGTTACCGCCCGGCTGGTACGCAGATCAAGTTATATGCTAAAATACATAACTCGGCTGATAAAGAATCTTTCGATGACAAAGCATGGAGCCCGCTGGAACTTAAGAATAACACCGAACGTTATAGCACAGAGGATCCAAACGATCTTTGGGAATATACGTATGGTCTTCCACAGTATCCTGAAATTCATGCAGGCCTGACTGGTGCATTCTTAACAACAAATGGCAGCAACTCGATATCTACTACTGTAGATCAAACATCTACAATAGCTATTGGTGATCTGATCAGAGTGTACAGCGTTCTTACTCCTGAAAACCATCAGGTATTTCCCGTGGCAACGGTCACTAGTACTGCCATTACTACATTCAAACCAATCACCAATGCAAATATTATTGGTGATGTAGCTATTGACAAGCTCAAGTATAAGAATGCAGCGTGGAATAATATTGCCTATGACAACGTTGCCAGATATGTGACATCGTCATATACAGAGTTTGATACATATAACACAATGCAGATCAAAATCGTTCTTCTCTCTGAAACAACTTTTGTTGTACCAAAGGTAGAGCAGATTCAAGTTATTGGGGTCTCTGCATAATGTTGGCGCAGACTAATCATGTTGGTTATGTAAAAGATACTGATACCGGTGTCATTATAAACAACAATGAAGAAGAGTATAAAAAGTTCTTAGCTGCGCGTGAATCAAATAAAAAAAATAATAATCTTTGCAAAAGGATGGCTGAAGTAGAGAATGAGATGCGTGATATTAAAACTCTTTTACTACAGTTAGTACACAGGAATAATTAATGTCAAGACAAGTAGCTAATGTTGATATCATTACCGACAGTTTTGAAGTATGGCTGCTCAAGAGCAATGAGCTGCTTAATGCTTTATCAACTGAAATCATCACTGCAAATACCACGTATGCAAATACTGGTAACTCAGTTGTAAGTCGTACAGCACAACTTTATGGTACATTCGGGGCAAACAATGTTGTAGTAACAACTGCACTTCGTGGTGGTAATGTCAATGGGCTATCGGCCAACCTTTTAATCACAACAAACGCTACTGCCTATGTTGCTGCAGATGCTGGTATTAGAGTCCTTGTTGGTAACACTGCATCAAACAGTTATATCAATCCAGTTGGTGTTTACCTTGGCGTAGGAACTGCTAATTCGTTTGTGAATAGCATTGCTATTATAACACAATCTTCGAGTGTTGTAAACACAAATATTAGCCCAACGCTAATTCAAATTGCAAATAATATATCAACTGCAAACATAACCCCGACGGCATTTACTACCGGGATCTTTACCGGAAACACTACTACAATGGCAGTCGGCGCCAACATCTTTGCCAATGCTACTACTTTGTATGTGGGTAACTCTTTATTCAACAGCGCTATTGGCAATGGAACATGGACAAGTGCAGCAAATCTTACGATCACTGCAGTAAATTATGTTAAAATTGTAGGTGCTGCGAATGTATCTGGCAATGCTACCTTTGCAAATACAATTGCTGTAACAGGAAATGCTACATTATCAAATACGTTAAGTGTGACTGGAGCAGCCAATCTGCTAAGTACACTTGGTGTTACTGCAGCAACCATACTAGCAAATACACTCGTGGTGACAGGAAATACTACACTATCAAATACGTTAAGTGTGACTGGTGCGGCTAACGTACTTAGTACATTTGGTATCACCGGTGCAGCCAATGCATTAAGCACGCTCGGTGTTACTGGAGTAACCACTCTAGCAAACACGCTCGGTGTCACGGGTGCTACTACACTATCCAACACATTGAATGTTGTAGGTTCTGCAAATCTACAGAGTACGGCTAATGTAGCTGGAACACTTGGTGTTGTTGGTGCAGTATTGTTATCAAACACATTGAATGTGGTCGGCGCAGCAAATCTACAGAGTACAGCTAATGTGGCTGGAACAATTGGAGTTGTCGGCGCGGCAACATTATCAAATACAATCACAGTAACTGGTGCAACTACGCTATCAAATACACTAAATGTTGTCGGTGCAGCAAATCTTCAAAGCACGGCTAATGTAGCTGGAACACTAAGTGTTGTTGGGGTAACTACACTATCAAATACGCTATCAGTTGGCGGCACTGTTACATTCCAAACCGACTATGTGCAGGATGTAATTGCTAATGGTAACATTGGTGCTACAATCGGTGCTGTGTTAGTTTATAGATTCCCTAAAGCAACCTATTCATCTGGCAAGTTCGAGATTCAGATTAAGAACGGGCAGACACAACTTTCAGAAATGGTACTAGCACATGATGCCGCAAGCAATGCTTATATTACTGTGTATGGCACGGTTGCCTCAAATGGTGCATCATCTCCACTAGGAACATTTATAGCAAATACCGATACTGCTAACGTTAATCTATATCTTGTGCAAACAGTGGCTAGTTCAGCAGTAAAAGTTGTAGCACATCTAATCAAGTAAGGTTGACATGGCAAATACTAATTTCAAAGTAGACAACGGGTTTTTAGTAACAGGAGGTGACTCGCTATTCCAGGCGAACACCACTGTTAATGCCCATGTTATTGTCAGACAGTCTCTTACTGTTAATGGTGATGTGTTTGTTGTAGGAAATCTTACATATAGCAACACATCGATCGATGGTAGTTTAATTCCTACAGCCAACGGCAAAGCGTTAGGTAACACAACCAGAACATTTGATATTTGGGCTGGCAATATCAACATATCCAACTCTATTGTTACTGCAAATGGCGTAGCAATTAATATTAGAGCTGGCTCTGGTATTATAGCAAATGCAACAGGTATTACTGTTAATGCTTCATCAATCTCGAATGGTGTTCTAAACATCGGCCAAGGTGGTACTAATGCTACAACACAAAATGCTGCACTAAATAATCTCCTACCAACACAGAACACTGCAGTCAATGGGTATTACTTAAGAACTAATGGTACCGATTCATCTTGGGCACTAAATGTTGGACCAACTGGATTTACTGGATCTAATGGTGTAACTGGTTTTACTGGTTCTGCTGGACCACAAGGTGTTGGATACACAGGATCACAAGGTATTATTGGTTATACCGGATCTGCTGGTACTAATGGATTTAATGGGTCTGTTGGATTTACAGGATCACAAGGTATTATTGGTTATACCGGATCGCAGGGTGTTATTGGTTATACTGGATCTGCTGGTACTAATGGATTTAATGGGTCTGTTGGATTTACAGGATCGCAGGGCATTATTGGATATACTGGATCACAAGGTATTATTGGATACACCGGATCTGCTGGTACTAATGGATTTAATGGGTCTGTTGGATTTACAGGATCGCAAGGTATTATTGGTTATACTGGATCTGCTGGTACTAATGGATTTAATGGATCTGCTGGATTTACAGGATCACAAGGAGTCGGATATACTGGATCACAAGGTATTATTGGTTATACTGGATCACAAGGTTCACAAGGTGTCGGATATACTGGATCGCAAGGTATTATTGGTTATACTGGATCACAGGGCATTATTGGTTATACTGGATCTGCTGGTGTAGGTATTGTTAACAATGGTACTAGTGCCGGTGCAGTAGCTTATTATGCATCAACCGGCTCAACTTTAAGTGATGGTTATTCTGCGACTGTATACGCCGGCGACTTTGTACTTTCATCAGATAAGAACTTAAAGAACATATTCGGCAATATAACAAATGCGTTAAATAATGTTACTAAAATAAATGGCGTGCGGTATTCATGGAACGATACTGCAAGAAATATGGGATTTGGATCTAATGAAGAAATTGGTTTGATCGCCCAGGAAATTGAACAAGTATATCCAGAATTTGTTCACACCAATCGCGAAAATGGGTATAAACTTGTTAACTATAACAAGTTAACTGCTGTACTTATTGAAGCTATTAAAGAATTGAATGCTAAAGTAGAGAAGTTGGAGAATAGATAATGCCTGGGATAGTTTCTACTCCATCATTATCTTCCATCAAATCTGTATTTAGTGGAGGCAACGCCTTTAGCGGCTATAATAGAGGTGGGTCATACGTACCAAACGATGGTGCAATGACAGGAATCGGTACTACTGCGTCAGGTTTGACGATGAGCTCATTCAATGGTAAATCGATTCCGTATGTTGGATTATCGGCGCGCGGCATCTCTAATTTTACAGGTGGTTCGCCAGGTTCAGTGACATTTGGTGTTTCTACAGATGGTCGTGCATTCGAATACGCAGACAACAATCCAGCATTTTTTTATGAAAATGTATTTTCATTAATTGGTGTTGGTGGCACATTAGATTCAACAAATCTTTCTTATTATGAGATATTTGCAACCAGATCTGTTGCTCTCGGGACTTGGTCAAGTTCAGTTTCACCGCTTGATACATGGGTTACATTAGGCGGCGTTGCTGCTGGTTGGACACTAAGCGCTGTTGCTAACCGAACTTTCAATATCGATCTTTATGTGACTATAAGAAGAATTTCAACTGGTGTTACGGCGGCAGCTGCAACTATAACTTATCAGTTAGATACAACTTCATAACTACAATGGAAGAGTAAATGGCAATTAAAGCTAATTTAGATATCGATCAGGGAACTACGTTCCAGACAACGATCAACGTCACTGACGAAAATGATGATATTGTCAATCTGACCGGGTATTCTGGTGCTGCGCAACTGCGTAAGCATTATACCTCCTCTAATTCAGTTGCATTTGTAGTGTCCATCTCTCCAACTATCGGCACTGTAACTTTGTCGATGAATGCTAACACTACTGCAAATGTTTCATCCGGCCGTTATGTCTACGACTGTGAGTTGACGGATCCTAATGGTGCTATTACTAGATTGCTTGAGGGAATCGTCACGGTTACACCACAGGTGACAAGATGACATTAAACGCCAAGATCAATAGAGAGACAAAGTTGACCGTTAAGGTTGACAATACAACACCTATTCTTAATCCAACTACTCTGACTGTCAAGAATCAGTTTCGTGAGTATCAGATTAATAGTATCGAAGATCTGCCCGATGTTGATGAAGTTAATGTCACCGAAGGTGCCGTATTAATCTACAATCAAACATCAGACAAGTATGAGATTAAACAGTTTACTCAACAATTCATTGTTGGAGCTATTGACGGCGGCGAGTTCTAAAATGAACACTTACGTTGGCGCATATACTAGTTCATCGTCGTAATTAATTACAACTTTGCCCGGGCAAAGTGATAGTCGCCATCTGCGCCTGTAGTACGAATTACACTTACTAACTTAAATCCTAACATGTTAAGATATTCTGTAACCTCTGCAACCTGAGGCGCGCCAAGATTATACTCTTCATGCTGCATCTCAATAATGATATCGTTACAGTCCTTTAAAGTATACTGTGCACCGCGTAGAACATCCAGTTCAGCTCCCTGCACATCAATCTTGACAAGATCTGGCAGTTGTATACGGCGGCTGGTGACCAAATCATCTAGTGTAATCATGGTCTTTGTTACTTTATCAGCTTCAGTAAAATGTGCTGAGTTTTCCTTATAGTAACTATTACCTGCAGGATCCATTGGCTTCTCATAGAAATCGATAGACTTACCAGACACATCGCCGATAGCTTGGCCACAGTAATACTCATGGCCTGATTCTTTGTAAAGAAACTCGGCATGGTCCATAGCATCGAACATAACAATCTTAGAATCAGGCCAAATTCTATTGGCTTCCTTCGTCCAGTGCATAATGCATGCACCGATGTCATAGATCACCTTTGGATTGATATCCATCCCCTTGAGATAATCGACATGGTCTCTTGGAAGATCATCACGAAGAGATAATCCACGTAATCGTGTTTCAACTGGGTTGATTGCAACTTCAGGAGTTTTAACGTACATTGTAGTCGAACCGATGTGGCCACAAAGAATGGATGGATCACACCATAGTTCAAATCCGTTGTTTGTTGCCTTTCTGCAGAAGTCGGTATCCTCGCTGACAGTTTTACCGTGATCGAGCGCTGGATGATATTCGAACTGTGGATATCCAACTCCGACGATAACTTCCTTTTTGACAAGAACACAACCAAATCCACAGGCGCCGATCCTAACAAGATCTTTTCCATAGATCTGATCGATAGTCATACGCTGCTGATTTAAATCGTAGATCTCAATCGCCTGTGGCTCTAGTCGCTGCCTATAGACACCTGATACCAGATCCACATTGTGATCCAGTAACTTCCTAAGTGTATCCGGTGCAAAGGTCACGTCATGATCGACTGCCAGCAAATAATCATAACCGCGTGCAACCCAATCACATATTAGATTACGTACCTGGTCAACTCGATATCCGTAGAAATGCTGAAACGTTATTTCGTATCCAGCAGGAACATCCAAATCATAGATCGACTTAAATGTATCCGGTTCGATATAACGAGCAGTAGGAATAGCAACTAGAATCTTTTTCATATTAACATCTCTATACTCTGTAGTTGGTGCAGCTGAATTTGTGTACACAAATACACTATCTTGTCCGGCTCTTGCAATAAACTCATAGCCGAGTTGTTCTAAAATAATATTGCATGCATTGTTGGTTGTTTCCGGCCCCTCGAGAATAATAACTGGCCGGAACTTTTCAATGGTTTCAATTGCACCCATCAACGCAAA